GGTGAAGGCGACTCGGCTTGGGCCATTGCTGAAAAGTATTGCACAGGCGATGTGCGTTCGGCAACAGACGCAATCGTCAAAGTGTACGGCAGCACTTTCAATCGCGGTCAGATGATCACTCTACCGTAGACGCATGGTGCACCATCGCGGTGTAGTATAGTCGCATGGGTAAAAGTCTTGCACAGGTCATCTCTGAGATGCCAGAGGATGAACGCAACGCAGTGCTTGCGGGTGTCGATATGGAGCAGTTGCAGTGGGACTGGAAGTTCTGGGCACGCCCTGAACAGCTTCCTCCTCCTAATGATGACTGGGCAATTTGGATGTACCTTGCGGGTCGAGGCGCAGGCAAAACTCGAAGCGCTGCTGAGTGGGTGAGAGACAAAGCCAAAGACACTTCGCATGGTCAATTGCGCTTTGCTCTTGTTGCGCGTACTGCGGCTGACGTGCGTGACGTTATTGTTGAAGGCGAGTCAGGCATCATTTCTGTTTCACCACCGAGTGAGCGTCCACTTTATGAACCATCAAAGCGACGACTGACTTGGCCGAATGGGAACACAGCGACATGCTTCACTGCTGATGAGCCTGATGGACTTCGAGGTCCGCAGTTCACTCACGCTTGGGCAGACGAGATTGCTGCGTGGCGTCAATCACCTGACGCTGCGGGTATGACATCATGGGACAACTTACGTGTTGCTACTCGTCTCGGAAACAATCCTCAGATCATCTGCACAACAACTCCAAAGCGTGTGCCGGTTCTCTACAACTTGATCAATGAGTCAGTGAAGACTGGACGTGTGATCATCTCTCGTGGATCAACACTTGACAACTCAGGTAACCTGTCAGAGACTTATCTTGACGCGATCACTGGTGTGTATGCGGGAACACGTTTGGCTGCACAGGAACTCTACGGCGAAATGCTGAGTGACGTTGAAGGCGCTCTGTGGACAATTGAATCTATTGACGCAGGACGACAAACAGTGATGCCACATGGTGTGTCACTCCGTTGTATTGGTGTTGACCCGTCTGTTGCTGAGCGACCGGGAGATGAGTGCGGCATTGTTGTGTGTGCATCTTCAGGTGAACGAGATCTCTACAAACGACAAGCATGGATTCTTGAAGACGCGTCGATTCTTGGCTCACCTGAAGTGTGGGCTAATACGGTTGTTGCAATGGCGCGTAAGTGGGGATGTCCGGTTGTGTGTGAAGTGAACCAAGGCGGTGCTCTTGTGCGCAATGCGATCAACACAATTGATCCTTCAGTGAAGGTGCTAGAGGTTCACTCAAAGTACGGCAAAGCTTTGCGGGCAGAGCCAATCTCAATGGCGTACGATCAGGGTCGTGTTCATCACATCAACTACTTACCTGATCTCGAGTCGCAGATGTGTTCATGGATTCCTGGTGAAGGCAAGTCTCCGGACCGTGTTGACGCGATGGTGCACGCGCTTACGGCTCTTATGATCAAGCCACCTGAAGGATTCACTGGCGGTACGATCACAGCGAAGTCTCATGCGGCTAGAAGATTACCGGCATTTCGCGGTGGCAATAGCGGTACAAGTGGTGGCGCACGATTGTTCTTACCAAAGTAATGCGGCACGCTGCAATCACATTCGCAAACTATAGATAAAGTAGGACTCATGAACACAGAGCACACCCCAGAAGATATCAATGCGGCAACAGAAATTGAAGCCCCTGCTGAAGAAGTAGTGACACAGGAAGTAGTTGCTGAAGTCATTGCTGAAGTAGTTGCTGAAGTACAAGCAGTGTATGCGGAGCGTAGTGCGGTTGTTAGCGGTGCGGATAAAGATGAAGTGCTGTTGTCTGCATGTGTGTACAAAAATATGTACGCACGCAAGTCACTCTCTGTTCATCACTTGCAGCGTCGCCTTGCGGTACTCGGTTATCACAATGCTGATGCAGATAAAGACGGTTGGTACGGTGACCTCACACTCGATGCGGTGGCTGCATTTCAATCAGACAAGAATCTCAAGGGTGATGGTCAAATGAATGCGGCAACGCTTGAAGCAATCTTTACAGGCGACCCACACTGCATCGTAGTTCTCTGAACACACGCACACACTAATGTGCGGCTCATGCAAAAGTGTGCGGCTCCAAAAAATTAAAGCTGATACGCATCCCACCTGAATGTAAAGTCTTCACCCATTGCAACTGTCTCTGCATCTTCTTTTGACTTAAAAATGAAGTGCTGCTTCTCATGCACAGTGAAGCGTTTGCCATTGTACACGAATGGGCCACACCACCCCTTGCTATCTTTGTAGCGAACTACAACCCAACACTCAGGCTCTGAGATCTTCTCAGAAGGAAACCACCACTGGTACACTGTTGGCTCTTTTGGAGCAACCTTGACTTTCTTTTTGAAGAACATTTTTTCCTTTCGTCGTTGTCAATATGAATTGATATGTTCACTATATCATCTTCATAACTGACACGCACATTGCTTTGTGTCAAGCACACACTCAAGCACACACATCGAGCTTTCAGAAGCTCTCTCACACACGCACAAGTGCTCAATGAATGCACGCACACTGCACTGCACACGCGCCTTCTTTGTCACACAGAGAGAGGCGTTGTTACTCGTCGGTAACTTGATTGGTTACTCGGCGGTAACTTTTTTTGTTACTCACTGGTAACTAGTGGAAACACTTCGCAAAAAGTGCTCTACTAACAACCTCCTTCTTGCGGGTCAAATCCACTAGTCATAATGTACTATTCCCCCGATTCTGTACGGGACACAAGAAGCTCTAAACCTTAAGGTACAACAACTTCCTCTTTGTACAATAATGTTCAGGCGTCCTTCTCGTACATGCACGCGAGGTGTCGTACTTTATGATACAGTGTCAAAGTGAAAGTAGCTCAAGTTCTTCGTCAGTCAGAACGCGAGTTTCTCGCCGTCCTTAAGGATGATGAATTAAAAAGACAAGTCAAGTCTTCCAAGCGTGCACCGTGAGCAGTAACAATATACCGCGTAACGGCAAGATTTTTGTTGGGGTGCCGGCATATGATGAGCCGTTCCTTGAGGCTACCGTAGAAGATGCGTATGAGAAGGCTGATGACCCTGCCCGTGTTTTCTTTGGGATCCACAATCAAAAGAGCGCGCCCAACAAGTTTGAGGATCTTTCGAGGTTCAAAAATGTGCGCGTCACTAATGCCGTATATCCTCTTCCGCCAGGCGTCAGTATTAGCCGCTTAAATGCGTCTCTTCTTCATGAAGACGAAGAATACTATATGCAGATAGATGCGCACAACTTCTTTGTACCAGGCTGGGACACTATTATGCGTGATGACTACGACTTGCTCGCGTCTCACGTTGAAAAGCCAGTAATAGCGACATCGCAGTACTGGCACGAACTTCATGCGTATGAGCCAGGCAATACGCACAGACTGTCATTCTATCTTGTCGACGACCGCAACAATCACACAGCTGGTAGGCCGTTTACTGTAAATGATAACGGCGATGCGGTGCACGACGATTCAAGAGCATCTGAGCCGCGATTCCTTGACAAGTTCCAAGAGCACTACACTATGAACGCTAGTGCGGGAGTTTTTACGTCGAGCAGTATCATCTACGACGTGTCGTATGAGCCATTTACGATGTACCTTCCAGAGCAAGAGTTATTCGCGCTACGTGCATACACGCGTGGATACAGATTCTTTAGCCGTGACACGGCTGTAACTTCGACTCTTTCAAAGAATCTACCTAACGGCGATTTTCAGTCTGACGTGTTTCCGACAAGTCTTCAGGCGCACTATCATTCACGCGCGCACGATGGCAAAGAGCACTGGGCAAGCAATCTCTCATTCGAGTACCTGCGTGGCGAAAGATTTGGTTTTGCCGGAGCTCCTAATAAAGAACTGTACGAAAAATACGTAAAAGACTCTGGGATTGACTTTAGGCGTTATAAAAAAATTGAACCTCCAGGCCCTGAAATTGTACATTAGGTGATATGGTAACGCTGTGTCAAAAATAAAGCAAGTAATACCTCCTGAGGAGCGGCTTTTTCTGCAAGAGCTGTCTAAGCTAGATTGCATGTCTCGTGTACAGCAGTTGCATCAGGCAGGCTGGACCCTCGCGGCAATCGGGAATGCGTTCAATCCGCCAAAGCAGCGTTCAACTATACATTCATGGGTAACGGCCCCGCCCCGAACAAACACCCTCCCTCCTCCTCCCCCTCCTTCTTTTTCCTCTTCCTCCTCTTCTTCTTCTATACACTTACCTACGGCTGAAAATTCAGACCAGACCAAAACCCAGGCTCGGGCGTATAGAATGTATGACACAGAAGCACCTGTTCTTTCAAGGACTGTTCATAACCGCATTGCAAAGATCGCACCAATTGCACGGCGATATAGAGCAAAGGCCAACCCCAATGGCATATATAAAGAAGCAAACGACGAACTCACCAATATAGCTAAAGAGCAATATGCTAAAGGCGTTTCAATTCGAGAACTATGCCTAGCCGCTGGTGTTACATATAGAGCTATGGCTCGTCGCCTGGGAAGATAGGCTATGAGAATAATACATGATATATTTCCTGCTCGAGTTCGCGTTTCGGCCAGCTTTTCATTTAGCGATGACACAGACAAGACGCCAGTTCTCAGTAGTAACGCTACAAGAATAGTAGAGTCCGTTCGCATTGTTGTCACAGAAGATACTGTTTTCGTAGCAGCAGACTCTCATACAGGACCAGTCCTTATCTTCCGCGATAAATACCAGCCAGAGAATATAACGCTTGTTGGCAAAAGAAAAGATCTAGAGTCACGGATTATTACCGACACGGGCAAACTCATTCTGTTTAAGAGTGATGACGGTTGCGGTTGTGGAAGTAAGCTTCGTGCCTGGAACCCATACAACACAGTTTACTCAACGAAGGACCCAACAGAATGACTACTGACATGACCGTACTGCAGTTTGCTATACTTGCATTCGCAGCTTTTAGAATTACACGACTTGTGACTCGAGACGTTATTTTTAATCCACTTCGCGAAAAGATCTGGAATAAGTACCCGCCATCTGGACACGGTGTTGGGTACATCATCACCTGTGACTGGTGCACAAGCATTTGGGTATCATCACTTATTGTAGTTATGTATACAATTGCTACTAGCTTCACCTTCGGAGTATGTTGCATGTTTGCAATTTCCTCCGTGGTTGGCTTACTAACCGCACTTGTAGATCAATCGTAATTGATATAAAATGATCAACATGTTCCGTTGCAACGACATTGAGGAGAAATAGTGGGCGTTTTCCGCCGAGAGCCAACAGGAAGAACTACTCCGAAGAGCAGACCAGGGTCTGCCTCGGATATTACCAGTTTTCCTAGTAACTACAACACTGCTCAGTCGTTGCCGTACTCTGCACCCCGTGGACTTACAGCTGCCGCCGTTCAAGTACGTCTGAATGATAAAGGCGAAGCTGACCAATTCAAAGCGCGCCGTACTGCGAGCTCTAGTGCTTGGCAAGGTGAAGCCTGGGAATACTATGACGCTATTGGCGAAGTCAAGTACGCATTTAACTTAGTCGCATCTGTTGTTTCTCGTATTCGTCTCTATGCTGCTGTTGTTGACAACCCTGCTGAAACACCAGTAGCTGTTCGCAATACAGACAGTATTGATCAGCGTTTAGCAAGCGCCGCTGAGCGCGCACTTGCGAGATTAGATTCTGCCTATGGCGGTCAAGCAGGAATGCTTCGCGATGCAGCACTAAATATCAGTGTCTCTGGCGAATGCTACTTAGTGCAGATGCCAGCGCGCCCTGGATCTGGAATTCAAGAGTCATGGGATATTCGTTCTACAGACGAAGTGCAGATTGACCAAAAAGGTAACTACACAATTGCTGGTCGTCGCGACCTTGCTGGACCTGAAGGTGCACGAAGCGGTAAGGGAATTCTTTCTCTTCCAGGGAATGCATTCGTTGGTCGCATCTGGCGCGCACACCCAAGATTTTCAGATGAAGCTGATTCGTCACTTCGTGGACTGCTCGACCTATGTGCCGAGCTTCTCCTTCTGAATCGCACATTCCGTGCGACGGCGCGTTCCCGTTTGAACGCTGGTGCGCTCTATCTTCCTGACGGTCTATCAGTTGCAGCTTCTGCTGATCCTGATTATCCATATGATGAATCATCTGACTTGAATCCTGGACTTACTCCAGAAGAAGCAGCAGACGAATTCGAAGATCAACTCATTGATGCAATGACTACGCCTATTCGTGACGAAGACTCTGCATCAGCAGTTGTTCCTTTGATCATTCGTGGACCTGCAGAACTTGGTGACAAGATCAAGCAGTTCAAGTTCGAGCGTTCATTCGACCCTGCACTTGCACAACGTGCTGACCGTGTTCTTGAGAGAATTCTTCAAGGTCTCGATGTTCCAAAAGACATCGTCACAGGTCTTGCGAATGTTAAGTACTCAAATGCATTGCAGATTGATGAATCACTCTACAAGGCGCACATTGAGCCATTGATGCTTCTCATTGCAGATGCACTCACGGTTGTCTACTTGCGTCCTTACTTGATTGCAAACGGATTTAGTGCAACTGACGTTGAGCGTTTGGTTATCTGGTACGATCCAAGTCAAGTTGCAACACGTAATGACAGAGCTGCAGATGCTGACTCTGGTTTCGACCGCATGGCAGTATCGTTTGATACATGGCGCCGTGCTCATGGATTTAACGAACACGATGCACCAACACCAAACGAAATCGCTTTGCGACTTATGTTTGAAAAGGGTGTCATCTCGCCAGAGCTTACAGAGTCTATGTTGAAGTTGATTGCACCAGATGTAATTAACGGAGCAACACAAGCTCAGCAAGCGACTAGCGTTGCACCAATTCCACCAGAGGTTCAACAAATTCTTAAGAATGCGCAAGGCGGCGTAGGTGCACCACCTGCTCCCGCAGAGCCAGAAGCCAGCGCGCCTACAGATACAGAGGAGCAGTAATGCAGACTAATAGCCAACTAAATCAAGCAGGCGGAGAAAATCCACTTGAAGCAGCTCTTCTGCAGTCGTTCTCAGACGTGTTTACTATGTACTACCGCACTCATGCGTTTCATTGGAATGTAAAAGGTCCAGAGTTCTCTCAGTTCCATGATTTCTTTCAAACGATCTATGAAGATGTTTACGGCTCAATTGATCCATTAGCAGAGAGCATTCGCAAGATGGCTTGTGATGTTCCTTCAGCACTTAACGATATTTGCGGTATGTCACGAGTAAACGTATCAGACGTAACAAGTTCTAATCCAATGGATATGACAGCGTCTCTTCGTGACGCTAACGAAGTAGTTATGTCTTCGCTTAATGTAGCGTTCTCAGTTGCTGTAGCAGTCAACGAGCAAGGTATTGCAGACTTCATTGCTGGACGACTTGATGCTCATAAAAAATGGGCATGGCAGTTGTCAACAACTCTTGGCGCTGATGACAAACCAAAGATTGAAACATCGAGTGTAACTCGTGTTGAGCGCACTATGCCTATCGAAGTAGAAATGTACCAAGCAGATGATATGGACGAAGATATGAGTCAACCGCGCAT